AACACTGGTACAATCCTTACAGATGCAGGCTTAACAGCAGGCACATATGCAAGACCAAAGATTGCACAAGATCCACATTACACTGTTCCAGCATGGAAGTCAACAGACACAACACCTCGTCCAACAGGCAGTGTTTGGGTTAAGACTACAAGCAGTAATAGCGGATTCCTAGCAGACGTTAGTACATATAGCAGTTCAACTGCAGCATTTGTTTCAGGTAGTGCTCCGGCATATGAAAATGATCAAACTGCACTAAAGAATCTAGATACAACAGGCGGCAGTGCTATTACAGCAGGCAGTTTTTATGTACAGTATGATGTAAGTGAAAATGACACAGTAACTTACAAGTTGCTCAAGCGTTATAGTGCAGGTGCATTGAGTGTAACTGGTACAGTAAACAGTGCAGCACCGCTAACAGGCGGTAACACATTTACAATCAGCGCAAGTGCAGCAAACAGTACAACATTGAGCAGTGCAGTAACAGTTACACTAAGTGGCACAGGTATTGCAGATATTGCAAGTGACATCAACGGCGCAGGCGTAGCAAACGTCAGTGCTGCAGTTAATAGCGCCGGCTACTTGGTAATTACACATGCACTAGGCGGCGTAATTGTACTCAAAGACACAAGCGGTACTCCAGTAGCAGATGCAGGTATTACAACAAGTATTACAACTGGTCAGGTTCGTGCAGGTAATGCAAGTGATCTTATTGTAAGTAACTGGATTGCAGGCACATATACAGCAAGTACAAGTTCGCCAAGTGCAAACCCGGCAGACAATACATACTGGTATGCAGGTGGATTTGAAGCAGACATTATGATCCATAATGGCACAACTTGGAAAGGCTATCAAAACGACACAAATGATGCTCGTGGCTTTGATCTTTCACAAACAAGTCCAAATGGCGTTATTTTTAGTACTACTGAACCAACTGTACAAAGTGACAACACTGCACTAGTTAACGGTGACTTATGGATTGACACAAGTGATTTGGAAAACTATCCAGCACTTTACAGACGTCAAACAGTAAGTGGCGAAGCACGTTGGGTTGCTATTAGTAAAACAGATACTACAACTGAAAATGGTATTATTTTCGGCGATGCACGTTTCATCGGCGATACAACAACAGATGTTGTAACTGGCACAATTGCAACAACTGCAAGTCTACTAACAAGTGACACGGTTGATATTGATCGTCCAGATCCAACAATTTACCCACGTGGTATGCTACTGTTCAACACACGCCGTAGTACATATGGTGTAAAGCAGTTTAAGAGCAACTACTTCTCACGCACTAACTTTAGTGACACAAGTACATATCCAACACTTCCTACAGAAAAGGATGCATGGGTAACAGTAAGTGGATCAAAGTTTGGACGTAAGGCAGTAAGACAGATTGTTGCAACAGCAATGAAATCTGCACTTGATGCAAGCACAGAGCTTCGTGAAGATGCAAGAATCTTTAACACTATTGCAGCACCAGGTTATCCAGAGCTAATCAGCAACATGGTAAGCCTAAACAACGACAGACGCCAAACAGCGTTTGTAGTAGGTGACAGTCCAATGAGACTAGCAGCAACAAGCACTGCTATTGAGAACTGGGCAACAAACACAGCGGCAGCAAGTGACAATGGTGAAGATGGACTAGTAACTAGTGATCCTTACATGAGTGTGTTCTACCCAAGTGCAACAACAAATGATCTAAGTGGCAACACAATTGTTGTTCCAGCAAGTCATATGATGCTACGCACAATTGCAAGAAGTGACGATATTAGTTTCCCATGGTTTGCACCAGCAGGCACACGCCGTGGACTAGTAGACAATGTTGCAAGCATTGGCTACATTAACAGTGTAACAGGTGCATTTGTAAATGATAACATTCGTGAGAGTGTAAGAGATACACTGTATACAAACAGAGTTAATCCAATTGCATTCTTTAACGGTAGTGGTATTCTTAACTATGGTAACAAGACTCGTGCAGGCACAACAAGTGCGCTAGATCGCATTAACGTTGCAAGACTTGTAAGTTACCTAAGACGTCAACTACAAACAATTGCTACAGGTTATGTATTTGAGCCAAACGATAAGATTACTAGAGATGAGCTAAAGCAGCAAATCGAACAGACACTTAACGACTTGGTTGCAAAGCGTGGCGTATATGATTACTTGGTAGTTTGTGATGATACAAACAACACACCAGGCAGAATTGATCGTAACGAATTATACGTTGATGTTGCTATTGAACCTACAAAGGCTGCGGAATTTATCTTTATTCCAATCAGACTTAAGAACACAGGTGAGATTGCAAGCGGAAACGTAGCTGCAGCAAGCACAGTTTAACGTATCGGAGAAACTAATGGGGGGTAAAAATACCCCTCATTTTTTATGACTGGAATTAGATAAATACTTTTATAATAATTATAGGAGCGAAACGACATGTCAGTTTCATCATTAACAAAATTTACAGTACCTATTGACGGTGACCAGAGTGCAGCAAGCCAAGGCTTGCTTATGCCAAAACTTAAATATCGCTTCCGTGCATCATTTGAGAACTTTGGTATTAGTTCGCCACGCACAGAGATGACAAAGCAGGTTATGAACATTACTCGTCCAGCAGTGACATTTGAAGAGTCAATGATCGAAGTATATAACAGTAAAGTCTATCTAGCAGGCAAGCATACTTGGGATCCTATCACAGTTAACCTACGCGACGATGTAAACGGCGCAGTTACTAAATTGTGCGGAGAGCAAATTCAGAAGCAGTTTGACTTTATGGAGCAAAGTAGTGCTAGTTCAGGTATTGACTATAAGTTTATTACACGCTTCGAACTTCTAGACGGTGGCAATGGCGCAAATGCACCAAGTGTACTTGAGACTTGGGAACTATACGGTTGTTTTGTCCAGAACATTAACTACAATGATTTAGATTACGCATCACAAGAGCCAGTGCAGATTACAATGAGCATTAGATTTGATAATGCTGTACAAACACCACTTGGTGATGGCATCGGTGCAACAGTAGCGAGAACACTAGGTCAAACTATTACTGGCTAATAGGAGTTTATCCACATGGCTAGTGTAAATCCAAATCTATCACCCTTAACCACAGGCGAAACAGTGCGTGACTATAAACATGCGTCACGCACTTTTGTTGACAACAACTATGAGCTACAGCCAAGATTTAGTCATCTCTTTCATGTAGTATTTGAGTTTACATCAGAAGCAGCAACATTATTCAATACAGTAGAGCAACTAGAAATACCTATTCTAGTTAAAAGTGTTGACTTGCCTACATACACTGTTGACGTTGTAACACACAATCAGTATAACAGAAAAGTGCAAAGCCATCACAGTATGAACTACAATCCTATTACTGTGCGTTTTCACGATGATGCAAAAGAACTTATTCGCAACATGTGGCACAAGTATTATATCTATTATAATGCAGATCCTACTTATAGTTTAGACAGCAACAGTTATACTGCGTATGACAAGTATAGTAATCGTGTGCAACAACAGTGGGGCATGCAGCGCGGCAACAAACGTTTCTTTAAGAACATTAAAATCTATAGTATGCACAACCATAAGTTTGCAGAATATACATTAATCAATCCTATTATTACTGCATTTAATCACGACAGTCATGCTTATGCAAATGGTGGACTTATGGAAAACACAATGCAACTTGCATACGAAACTGTGAAATATGCAACAGGGTATGTTAATGATATAACACCACGTGGCTTTACTGATATACACTATGATGTAGAAACAAGTGATCTTTCAACTACAAACACAAGCACAGAAGCATTTATTAATGGCCAGACTGTGAGCGTAGCTGGACAAGAAGAAAAAGATCTGTTTCAAGGAAATGTAATTGGTGTTATCAAAGATGCCGAAATAATTTATAATGAAACAAGGCTCAACACAGGAAACGTACTAACAGATACACTGTCGATTTTTGCAAATAATTTATTAACAGGCAAGAAGCCTACGAGTAATATCCTGGTACCGGTCACTGGATTAGTTGAAAGTGTTGCCAATAAATATGCTGGCAGTATTACAGATGGTATAGTTAAAAGCGTATCCGGATCCAATGCTGGAGTTATATCTAGTCAAGGACAAAACATACAATCTAGTAATTTTAACACACCGACTACAAGCACAAATAATATAGGATATGCAAAAGTGATCCCTAACACTAATGGAACGGTGAGCAATCCAAACAATATCAGTGATGCTTTAAAAACTTTTAGTAGTCTAGTAAACAGTAAAAAATAGGCGAGATACTATGTCACAGAACACAAATCTACCAATAGTAAATCCAGCAGATAGTTTTGATCAGCGTGTACAGGATTACTTTACTAACTATTTTACCTCGCCTATTAGTATGACTGACATGGAATACGAAGCAGCAAAAAGTTTTTTTGTAGCTCGCACCAACAACGAAGATGCTGCAGCAGCATTAACCGCAGCCGTTATACAAGCAGCAAATGAACTTAACATTTACATAGTAGACATTATCAAAGAATTCGAACAAGCCAGCGATCTTAAAAGTGCAATTCCTACATTCTTAAATTTAAGCAGAAGAACAAGTAGTTTACTTGGATATGAAGCAAACATTACTCCAAACGAGAATATAGCACGCCAAGTGAGTGCATAATGTTTAGTCGTAACAAATACGCTAACGGTATATACACAATAGCAAATCCAGACAAGTATAGTGGAAACAAAGAGCCTCGCTATCGCAGTGGTTGGGAACATGCATTTATGCGTTTTTGTGATAACAACCCAAGTGTAATAAGTTGGGCAAGTGAAGCAATACAAATACCCTATCGTAATCCACTCACAGGCAAAGGTACAATATATGTACCAGACTTTGTTGTAGTATATCAAGACAAGCGCGGCAACAAACATGCTGAACTTATTGAGATTAAACCCAAAGCACAAACCATGCTTACTGAAAAGACTCGTGAAAAAGAAAAACTTGCTATTGCTATCAACCACGCAAAGTGGGAAGCGGCAGCAAAGTGGGCAAAGCACAAAGGCTTGCGCTTTAGAGTTGTAACAGAAGACGATATTTTCCACAACGGCAAACGCTAGGAATAAGTATTAACATGACAAAAAAACTTGAAGAATTGTTCGATGTAGCACCTGCAGACGAACTAGATATAACAGCCGAAGAAAATACCAGAGTTGTAGAAGCTGTAACAGCAGACGATATTCCACAACTACAAACAGCATTAACTAGTGTAGATAAGATTGATGCTGCATTGCCTAGTGTGCGTGAACTTGATACCAGCGATAAAGAGATGGATGAGATTGCACAACTAGCACAAGATACATTTAAAGACCTAATGGACTTGGGTATGAATGTAGAAGCACGATTTAGCGGTGAGATTTTCAGCAATGCAAGCCGTATGCTGGACACAGCACTGAGCGCAAAGAGTGCAAAGATCAACAAAAAACTGCGCATGGTTGATTTACAACTAAAAAAAGCAACATTAGATGCTAGACTTGCTAAAGAAGCACGAGCCAATGGTGAAGATACCGAAGATGGCGATGGGCAAGCAGTTGATCGCAACCAACTTCTTATGGAAATCCTTGGTAGAAATAATCAAGAAAAGTAATAAATACACACATATAATTGAGGAATACCACAATGAAAAGTTTTAAGAGTTATCTTGTAGAAAGCGAACAGACATATAAGTTTCGCATTAAAATGGCTGAACTGTGCGATGATGAACGCATGAACGCACTGGAAGCAGCATTAGAAAAGTATGATATGAAAAGTATCAGCAAGCCAAAGAAAACTCCTATCCAGGAACATCCTATGGATTTTCAAACACTGCAGAACGCAGAAGTTTTTATCATGGACGCAGAACTAAGTTATCCTGTAACAGCACATCAGCTATATGAATACATTAGTCAAACAGTTGGCGTTCCTGCAAGTCATTTAGTTATTATCAACAGTGACCACCCTGAAGAGATTGCTCGTGAAGAAGCAGCAAAAGCAGAAGGTGAAGAAT